TCAAAAACAAGATGAACGATCCTGAAAGTGACATATCGATGGCATATCAAGATGCTATCAAAGAAATTTATCCAGATATGTTTTCTCCAAAAGTAGATCCTATAACAGGCGATGAGTATGATCCATTGAATGGAATGTCAGCTAATGATCTTATGGCAGCATCTAAAATGCTTGAAGGAAAAGCTCGTCTCGATATTAATCAGCAGCTTGGACTTGGCCGTCTTAACCTTGATAAGCAGCTTGGCGAAGCAAAACTAGCGCAGCCAAGAGGCGGCGAAAAATCACCGGAACAAGCAGCAGCAGAGCTCGAAAGAACTCGGGCGCAAACCGGAGTCTATGGAGCACAGAAAGCCAAGCTTGAAAGGCCGCCTGTGGTTAAGCCAGGAGCGGCGGCTAGGCCAGCAATGGGTGGCGCTGGTCAACCTCAGAAACCATCAAAAGCCTATGAGGCTGTAGATAGAGATTACGCCAAAGATTACAATGATTGGACAGTAAGCGGCAGGGCTGACTATGAAAAAAACATGCAGACACTAGAACAAGCTCTAGAAGAAATGAACAAGCTTGAAACTTCAGGAAAAGGTTCGGCCGTAAGCGGAAGATGGGAAGGTGGAAAATACAAAGTATTAGGAGATACAGGAAGATCGCCAGAAGGATTATCGCTACAAAAAAAGGTAGAAAAAGCAGTAATAGGAACTCTAAAGGCCGTAGCTGGCGCAAACCCGACAGAAGGGGAAAGAGCGGCGGTTTTAGGAACAGCTTTTAACATCAACTTGCCACTGAAAGAAAACATTCAAAACGTAAAATCTATTATTGGCGACTTGAATAACAGGGCTTTAAGGAATGAGGAAAAGGCTAGACATTTCGAAGAAAAAGGAACCATCTCTGGTTATCAAGGTAAAGCTGTGGAGAAAATGGTTAAAATACAGTCTCCTGATGGTGACATAAGGCCAGTTCCAGAATCAAGTGTAGAAAAATACCTTAAAAAAGGTGGAAAGGTGGTTCAATAATGGCAGGTTCATTTTGGGAAGACGATGTAGAGCCACAAAGCAGCGGCTCGTTTTGGGAAGATGACGCAAAGCCGGCTCAAACTGAGACGGTTCCAGCTCAAGAAGCTACCACATATGAAAAGCCTGGACTTGGAAGAAGACTATATGAGCAAAATGTCGTTATTCCAGTTCGTGCGGCTCGTCACTTGGCTCCTTTTCCTGAAACTATCCAGGAATATGTGATCGATCCAATAGCTGGAGCTCTTTCTGGTGAAAGTTCAGAAGAGCACAAGAAAAAGCGCCAAGAATATGACAGATATTTGAGGGCGACTTATCCAAAAGTTGTTGAGGCATACGAGAGCAGAGCGCAGATGGCCGGCGGTCTTTATAAGGCCGCTCTTCCTGTTGTTGGATCGACAGAGGGAATAGTCGAGCAGATAGCAACAAGGCCAGAATCGCTTGGCGCAAATCCTGAGACTGGTCTTAATATTTTACCTTCGATCTTAAGCGCTCCAAGAACAGCGGCAAAAGCTACAGGATTTATAAAAGGCAGGCCAGATCAGAGACAATCATTAAGGTCATACGCTAAAAAGCCAAGCTATTATGATGAATATGAAAGATCGACACTAGGAAAGCCTGTAAAATCTCTTGAGCAAGAAGTTCAGACTAATCTAGCGGCAAAAGAAGCTAGTATGTCTCAGAATATTTCTAACCTAACAGGAGAAGTATCCGATCTTAAGACTCAAGATGCTATGCAAGTACAAAGAGCTATAGATGATGTCAAGATGAAGACAGAGCTTGGCACATACGACGGCGATGCAATGATATCGGCTCGAAACAAGCTTCAGGAAGAGTATAAAAAAACAGCTGAAATAAGAAACAAAGTTCTTGAAGAGACTCAAGGCGAGATGGATATATCACCGCTTTTAGATATGGTTGATAATGCAGAAAACAACGTGCTACTTCCAGAGCATAAAGCGGCTATTAGGGCTGTAGGATCTGACATAGAATCTATGTCTCAATTCAGGGGTCAGGGTGATAATACCTTCCAATCTATTTCACCAAGACAGCTAAACGAACTTAGGATGAAGCTTCAAAACAATGTTTCTTGGGGTGGACATACTCAGCCATGGGAAGCGCAATATAAAGATTTAGCTAGAAAGTTTAATGACATTCTTGATGTTTCTATTCCAGGCAATAATCCCCTGAGAGCCAAGATAAGGGAAGAGACTCTTCGATATAATACTGCTAACGATCTTTTCGGCGGTGATTATCCACTGAAGAAGTTTGAATCGGCGGCAAGAGATCCGATGAAAAGAAGAGAGCTTGAGAATTTAGCTATTCCTGAGATCCAGGATATCTTAAAAACTATCGATTACAGGGATAACTTTCAAAAGAATCTAAAGTTTGGTGAAAAGCCTAAAAGCAATGTTATTGAAGAGTATGTGCGAAAAAAAGCGATGCTTGAACAGGCGAAGTCTGAAAAGCTTCCGCTTACTTCAGCTCAGGCTCCTAGCGCTTTAGAATCATCGATGATGGAAACCTACAGGAATCCAAAACTTAACGCTTCAAATCAGATCGATCAGTATGCGCAAACAGTTCACCCACAAGGGCCGATGGATTTTAAGCAAAAGCTCGATGCAACGAAGGTCTTGCGTGATGTTGAAGGAATAAATGTTGCTCAAGGCTCAAGGATGACAAACATTGGTAGAAGTGTTGGCGGTGCTTTAGGCGCTGGCGCTGGCGCTGTTACTGGCAATCCACTTTGGGCATCAGCGGGAGCTGGCTTTGGAGCTGTTGTCGGCGGCGCTTTGGATAACAATGCCAGCAAAGTGTTCAGAGGCGGTATGCGCTATGGTGAAAAGATGGCTCCAGCCATGTCACTATCGAAGCTTGGAGCAAGAGCAGAGGGTTATGAAAATCAATACACTGGCATTCCTACCGAGAAACTAGCGGGAACAAGATACGAACAAATCATGTCAAGTGATCCAAAAAAGGCAGCTATTAATCATTACATCCTGATGAATCGTGATCCTGAGTATCAAGCGCTTATTTTGGGTGACAACCGATGAACGATAGGCTCCCAAATCCATATTGTCCGATCTGTGGTGAGGCGGTAGCCAACGGTATAGGTCCAGCCGACCTACCCTTGACCACCAAGTTCTTGCACATGCTTCCTTCGTCGCACTTGTTCTATGATTCAGCCAACCTTCATGACAGGTTATACCATATTGGCAGAACTGAGTCAGATCGCAAGAATGCAGACAAGAAGTTCCTGGAGCACATGCTGGCTACGATAAAGATGAACTGTGCTGAATTCCGGACATCGTGGTATAAGATTTCTGCTTACAGAAACTACTACGCAGTCCGGTGGTTTGGCGGCAAGTTCTTCAACTACAAGGGGTGTAAATGATTTTTACAGCAGTTATGCTTTTTTCAGTAAGCTTGTCTATTGCTTTGCTGGCACATTGGGCTCTAGATCGCAGAAGATATTGGGCCATGTATGACCTGCTTAAGGATGATATTAAGTTTAAAAATGCTCGTATAAAAAAGCTTGAGGAATATATTGAGGAAAAAGCGGTAGGCCTGGATAGGCCTTAGCTACTTCCCGCTATACCAGCAATTAGGCTTTGTCTGAAAACCATACTGCATGAGCTCAGCTTTGTTCTTCGGTATAATCCCATCATTCCACTGCTTAGTGCTCATAGCTCCTTCATAGTAAACCGACAGCCTACACCTTGCGTTAGGGTGATCCAGCTTTGTGCGCTTTGCAATCGATCTATCAAGATTGTTCAGCGTAGGCACTGGCTCTTTATTCAGTGACGCCAGAAGTCCAGCTAGACTCAAAGCTCCACTAAGTGTTCTTTCGCAGATCAGCTTTTCATTGTCATTGCTAAACTTCTCGCATTGTGTAAATTGTGAGTATTCCTTGTTCTCAGGCAGGAATCCACAATTGCAGTTATCACCACTTTGCTGTGAGAATACCTTTCGAGCGCAGACTTGTGCTGAATAGCCGTCCGATCCTCCTTCGCTCGAAGCAAAGGAGTCAGTATAGAAAACGTAACCATTGAGAAAATGGCCAAGTTCATGACAAATTACCATAGAAAATCCCTCAGGGGTCACTCTTTTTGCTAGTCCACCGAACATAGAAACTATCCAGTTATCACCATCCATTTGAGCATAGGCGTTGACCGTTGGGTCGGAAAATTTGCGCTCCACTATCAAGTTTCCACCAAGCTGTTGAATGATCGGGCCGTAAATCTGCTCAATGTTATCTATGATCAAATTAAAATCCTGCTCACTTGTGCCAGATTGTCCATAAAACTGTACTTCCTCATGGTCTAAATTGTTTTCTGGCAAATAAGAAACCTTTCGTGAATTATTTTGATCACTTCCAACACGAGTCAAAACTTCCCCAGGCGATGAACACGACAATGCGGCGCCAAATATCAGCGAATAAACTAATTTCATAACCTCTCCTTTTTGTTGAATAGGTAAATTATACCATGACAAAATTTTGAATTGTTAGGCCATAAATGGTAGACTTGACAATATCAACAAATTTTGGGGTGGGTGGGTATGGACGCTCAAGCTATCGTGGCCATGATGACAATGGTCGCAAGCGGGATAATTGGTATTGTTTATTTTATGATGAACAGCATCAAATCTACGCTAAAACAAACGACAGACGAGATGATATCCAAGATCGACAAATTTGTTGAGGATCTTGCAGAAGTCAAAGAGACAGTCGCAGTTAAAAGCACAATGCTTGACTATATGCAGCGAGAGATCGAAGTCATCAAAAAGCAGTGCTGGAAATGCGCAGAGCGCAATAGTAGAGATTAGCTATCCACATGCGATTGCAAGTCTTAAGGAAAAAATAGGCTAGATTTGGGATTTTTAGGGCGGATTGAGATTGTGAATAGCTGAATAGTGTATGTACGTGCTATTCAGCTATTTTTCAATCTTTATTAATCAAACATGAAACCAGCGGTCACGCCGATAGTCTTATTTATCCCGCCAAGCATCCCAAAACCACCAATCTCAAAGTTCGTGCCTATGGGTACATTTATGTAGGCGCCGCCAATAGCTGACTCATATGTATATGCATCAACAGCGATTTCATCCTTAGCGCTAGAGCTCGTTTCGATACCGTCCTGGGAGTAAGCAACCATCCCACCAATCGATATACCTCTTTTCGCCGGTCTATCCACAACCTTTTCCACAACTTTCTCAATCGGTTTTTCAATGGTTCTTATCGTCTCAACATACTTCGTCTTCTGCTCTGGACATTCCTTAACCTTCGGCGCTTCAACAACTCTATCTTGCGTCTCTAGCAGTCTTATCCGTGACTTTAGATAAGCGGCTTCACTTTTTAACCTCTGAATTGTTCCCTTGTTCTCAGGTGGCTCCCTCTCTGGTACTTTAGCTAGTTGCTCTTTAAGCTTTGCGATCTCTTTTTTATATTCCTCACAGGGATCTTTGTCTTTGCATTCGGCATCAATTTTGACCAGCTTATAGCCAGCTGGAACATCTTTAAGATCATTTGTCGGTCCTTCACCTGCTATCGACAAATCTGATAGCAGCAGCAATATTAATAATCGTTTCATTTTATTCCTCATGTTCTATTTCTTCTTTAAAATCATCACATATGCGACTTGTTGCGTCATAAGAGTGGATGCCAAATTTATGTTTTTCACAGTACAGTTCTTCATCGCTTGTAAACATTTCCCATTTTTGTTTGCTATGAAAGCAAAATTTACAATGATTTATGAATCTAAAGCTTTCTGGCCTTGGCATTACTAACACCTATTATTGTTTGGTTGTGGTGGTACCGGCATTCTTGGCGTTTCCCAACAGTCGTTCCAGAACTCACCTACACTAAGAGCGCTTGTGTAACATGGTCCTTCGTGCTTGATCCTAAGACGATCCCTATAGTGGACGTTGACGCCAATTGTTTTCCACAGGCCATCAATGCAGGCACAAACGATTGTGTCTCCAGAGCGGCACCTTGGATCATTACCAGAGCGACAGTCGGGCCAAGGCTGATTAATAATGATTACCGGCGGCACTGGAGCGTATGTTGGTTGCGGCACAGGGTAAGGAACTGGATAATATGTCGGTTCAGGGCGTGGTTCCCTTGTTTTGATCGGCGCCGGCTCTGGAGTGACTACAATAGTTCGGCCGTCGTTGCCATCCTTTCCCCTCTCACCTTCTGGTCCTCTAATAGTCTCTACTTTGTCTTTAGACCCGCAGCTTACAACTAATGCTATTGCGATAGCAGTTTTAATAATTTTTCGTACCATGTGAGTGACATCCTACAAGTTGCGTCATTCCATCGATAGACGTGACATACACTACAACCCATTTGCAGCGCCACTTGACGTAATGACCGATACCGCTTTACAGCAATACCTAGTGTTTTTTTAGCAATTTTGTCTTGTATATATACTGTCTGTGGATACTTGGGTTGTCTAGATTTTTTCTTAGCCATAAAAGTTCTCTCATTGTGTGTGCTCCTATCGTGTTAGTGACACACGATAAGTAGCAAACAAGAGAAACTTTGTCTATACGTTTTAAAACGAGTAAACAGTTTTTTTCTTTAAAACAGTCTCAAAACCGCGAATTATGCGAACTCCTTCGGGATCAGACTCCTCAAGATATTCTCTTAATTCTCTGGGTGAGTTCGCAACAAAGATAGCTTCTTTAATTACAAAATATTTGGGTTTTTCTTTTTTAGAATCCGGTGTTATACAGTCTGTAGCGCAGTCGCTTGGCTCAAAAGGGTCATTCATTGTTCGTTTTCCTTCAATAAAGTTATATATACATTGTATGTATATATTATACATAGGATTTTTCAATGGCAAATCATAGACGGAAAGAACCCCACACGATAGCAAGTTTCAGGATTACACGTAAAGTTTGGGCCAAGTTCGCCAAAGTCCATCCCAATCGTTCTGAAACGATAAGGGACTATATCGATAAGGAGATAGATAAGTATGATACAAAAAATGAAAGCGGTGCTAGAAAGTAGCTTTCTAGACATCAAAGAAAAAGTGGTTGTGCTTGGTGTGCTGTCGTACGGTAGCCAGTCGACCGATGATATCCACAATTACACGTCGTTATCACGGGCTATGCTCGAAAAGATATGTGGTAGGATGGTTGATAACGGATATTTTGACCTAGAACACAACCGTGGTCTTAGGTATCCTAGACGAACTTATAAACTTACTAACAAGCTGTTTGAACAGCATAATAGCGGGATGGGTAAAAACCCCATTGACTTAAATATGTATCAGTAATATTTATTTGTCGATGAATCCTAAGTAAAAAAGCAGACAACCAATAAAGATCATCTGCTTTTTATTTAGTGAACTCTGTGTCATCAGAGGATTTTCGAATTGAGAGTTAGTAGCTCGTCAATTCATGTGTTTAATATACAAAATTATTTTTTGTTGCAACACTAAAAAAATCCTCTCTTTAACAAAAAGAAGGATTTTTAATGTTATCAAACAACTGCACTTCAAAAAAAATAAACTTATCCACTCTTGGAATGAAAAATTCCCTTGAGCATATCAAGTTTCCGACAAAATCTGAAAAAGCGGTTCTAGTCAAATTTCATGAAAAATGCCCACTAACAGAAAATGGTCATGATCTTGATGCTTGTTTCGATTATGCGAATGGTTCCCTTGGCTATCTCACAGATAGGTGCGGTGAGACTGTTAGGGTGGCCAAGGAAGGGCTCCAAGCAAGAGGGATCATACTTATAGATGGTCTAACTTGGGAGGAGTCTCAGATCGAAAAGGACGGTAAAATAATCAGGATTAGAACTCCGTACAATCAGCGTATCGAGTTTACCCATAAATATAAAAGCTGGTTTAAAGATTGTGTCAGGGCCAAGAAAATACTTGGCGATAGGCAGTGGGGTTATTGTGACGGCTATATCCAAAAGAGGGCTCTATCCCGCCTGAGATCGTCCCTGGCTATGGCTCGTTTCAAGGAGAGCGCTTTCAGCAAGGTGTTTATAAACATGGGGAAAACCTGTGAAGAGGTACAACAAAAATTGGTAACCCCCCTTACCAATTTTCTTGGTACATTTAATAAGACACAAAATTCAAATTCAATAATTAAATACAATAGTAGAATCGGCTACTGTCTTCACTCAGATGAAAAGGTCTCCATAAAAGAAAAATTCATAAATCCTCTGATAGCGAACTTGTCAGCATGTTCAAACAAGACGGTTAAAACGTGGACAGACTCCACGAATAAGATAGTTACTCAATTATTTCAATCAGGTATGACTAAAGTTGAGATCATAAGAACAATGATTCGACAGAATTATGTTAATACCGTGAATGAATTTGAGGCTAAATATTCACCGCCAATGAATTGTTAGTTCTCACTTCGAGGAAAGCAAACATTGTGATAGATAAGCGCAGATATGAAGCGCAGAAGGATAAGTATGTCTAGGCTAGATGAGATTCATAAAAAGTATAGCGATTCATTCAATTCGTTCACTGAGCCAGCGGAGCAAAGAGCCAATTGGTTCGAGGTTTACTTGAGTAAGGAAAAGCAGTTTGAACGAGCTGTTAAACAGATTGATGAAAAGATGAATCTTATGCTTAGATCATTTGGTGAATTTGAAAACCGTCTTTTAAAAAAGATAGAATACCTTGAGGATAAGATAGATTATTCCAACGAATAAGAGAAACTTTGATTGACACAATTATGCTCAAGGGGTATTAATTATGTTCTTAATCACGATATAGGGGATAGTATGGAAAACGAAAAACAAGAGAAACCAATGATATATGCCGCCATGGCAAAGATATTAGCAGAAGTAGGCAGCGTGTCAAAAGACCGTAAGAGTATCGGCAAATTTACCTTTGCTTACCGTGGAATCGATGACGTGATGAATGCTCTGCATGAGGCTTTTGGCAATCATGGGGTATTTATCACTCAAAGGGTTATAGATCACAATATGGAGCCAATTGAAGGAAGAGGAATACATCATACCATGACTGTTCAGTTTAGCTTCTGTGCGCTTGATGGGAGCTCTGTGAATAGCTTTGTCATGGGAGAGTGTATAGAGAATGGAGACAAAGGCACCGGCAAATGCATGAGCTACGCTTTAAAGACGTGTTTGCTCCAGACTTTCCTTATACCAACAGAAGACGAGAGCAAAGATCCAGATAGCACAAATCAGCCGATCACAAGACAGCAACAATACCAACAGGGTCAACAGCGCCAGCAGCAACAAGCTCCACAGGCGCCAGTGAAGAAAGACGACGGGCAGATGAATGCCCTTAAGGATTCAATAATCAAGATCCTACAAACAGACGGTTATGATTGGCTTGGCAAAACAGGGAAAAGCAAAGACTACCTCATGAGCAAAACCAGAGATGAGCAAGATATCTCTAAGCTCAATTCTTTCTGGACAACAATACAGAAGTTGATATCATCCGAAGGATAGGGTACAAAGTATCTCTATCGTGATGCGGGGGGATGTGACTTGAGCTAGTTACGTCCCCCCGTTGCATTATCCGATCTTGACGCCGGACTTCGATGCCCAATTTTGCAGATCCTCAAAGGTTTTAATCACAGTACCATCTTGTAAGGTTATACAATTTCCTTTTTCTAGGGTTTTTATCAAATCATCAAAAGTTGGGATCTTGCCGCAAGCTCGTAGTGCCTGGGACTTAGCTAAGCAAGCAGGACACAATTCGAACTTATCAGTGTATGACTTCTTAAAAATTCCATCGGCAACAACATCAATCGGCACTTGGCTTGTCTCTGAATATAAAACCCAGTTGAGCGGTTCAACAATTACCTTTTCGCCGTTTCCAAGCGTAACGACTCCAGAAACACATATTTTTATGATCTTTGGAGCGGCCGCAAAATAGTTCGTGACATCGCCGTTTTCCACAATGTCATTCGGATCAAAAGGCTTCTGGACTTGCTGTTGCGGTACATCGATAAACGTATTTTCAACGTAAGGTAAATTCAAATAAGGCGTCCACTGTCTTGCATATGACCGTTTCGGCGTACGTGTATATAAAACCCCAAAATCACTCACATGAAGCTCCTTCTTTATTGAACATATATTGACATGGGCAGAAACTCACAATAACATAGCAATATAGATCCACGTACATACAATTTCAAAGAGGTTTTTCATGGCAGAAAAAACAACCTATGAACTCGTCTGCGAACAACTCGCAAACGATGTTTTGGTACAAGCTCGTGCAGCTAACCAAGCTTTTATTAGCACAATGGCCGGTATCAATGCAGTTCACGCAAGATGTGCCCAAGTAATCGATAAGCGCATAGCTGAATTCGACATCGAAAAAGCAAGGGCGCAGAGCGCAATTGATCCTGTTTCTCAGAGTTTTTGGTTATCAAAAAGTGCAGGAGACTCCGGCAACATCCAAGTTGGAACATCGCAGCTTCTCGAAATTCTTCGCCAAGTGCAGGCAAAGAAGTAAACATAAAACGCCAGGGGAGGAATTATGGCAGAGACTTCAGTTTTGGAACTTATCAATGACCAGTTTGCTAACGACATCGCTATGCAAGCAAGAGCCAGCAATCAAGCTTTTGTTTCAACGATGGCAGGAAGCAACGCAATCCACAGCAGGTGTGCTCAAGTGCTTGATAAAAGAGTATCTGAGTATGACATCGAAGAAGCACGTTCGGCTTCTGCAATTGATCCTGTTTCGCAAAGCTATATGCTGAGCAAGGCAGCACAAGACGGCGGAAACGTGCAAGTTGGAACAGCTTTGTTACTCGAAATCCTTCGACAAGGACAAGCTAAGTAAGTTATTGTTTAGCAGCAATGATATACGCTCCTTACATCGTGATAGACTAGCTAAGGCTGGTCTATTTTTTTGTCTTTTCATATAGATCAAGGTGCAAGTCATAAAGAGCTGACATGATTGGCTCAAGGTCTGATTTGACTATAGATCGCTGCTGATACACAGTTTCAATATGCGAGCGTATGGATTCGATGGCTTCGCTTACCATCGAAATAGGATCTTTAGCGATGAAACTCTTGGCAGCAAAAGACGGTGGTGTTGGCGCTTCTTTCGTGGGCATAGTTTGTTGCTCCTTTTCATATAATTGCGGTGTAGGTTTAGGGTCGTTGCCAGCTGAGATTGTCTTGATATTGTTCACAACTTGAGCAGCTTTTTGTGCTCCGTCGAGTATAGTATCAAGTATATTTTTCTGCTCAGCAGCTTGGCTTTTCGCAATCTCTTTTGATAGTTCGAGCATGATAAGCCTTTCGATTAGTTCAATCATAAGAGAAACCTTGGCAGGTGTTCTTAAATATTGTATATACAGTTTACCACGATAAACCGAAAGGAATTTTATGCAAGTATTTTACTTTATTAGGGTCGGAGTTAAAAAGTTGCACAAAAAAATGTGTATGCACCGATATTCCTTTAGAAAGACAGTGCTTCTTATTGGCAGAAGATATGCCGAATATGAATGCACAAAATGTGGTAAAATCGGGCATATGAGATATGACCACGAATATGAAATCGAGCACGTTGGGTAGGCACTACTCCAGGGATGGAAATGACAAAAATTGACCAAGATAAAATCATAAAGAAATTAGCATCTAGAGATATTTGGGAGCAGCTTAATCAGACTCAAGAAGAGTGTGGTGAGCTCATTGTATCGATCAATCATATGAGGCGCAAAAAAGCATCAGACACATACGATAATGTGTGTAAAGAGGCTGCTGATGTACTCATTATGTTAGATCAGCTTAAAATCATTCTCGATGGTGCGCTCATAGAAAAATATATCGGCGAAAAGCTCACAAGGGCGCAAGAAAGGTTAGAAAATGGAAGGTTATAATCTGTATTGGTATGCATTCGGCATGGCTAACGGTATGGCTTGGGGTGCTCTCATGATTTGTATCATTTTATATTTCATTGGCAAGAAAAAGAATTGACATAAACGTCAATACTCGGTAAACCATCTTTGACGCTAATGTCAATCACGATGGAGCTAGTATGGAAAAGAATGTTAACGCCGACGATTGTGATCTGTGCGGCAACCTTGGCCCTTGTCACTTCTGTAAACGGACAGGAATCACTTCAGAATCATCCACAAAAGAGTATATCTACGATTACATGTATGCGCCGTCAGTTATGATGGCCGTTGATATGTATGATTCTGGCGAGATCAAAAAAAGTGTAGTAACGCCGAATCAAATCATCGACATCGGAACTATGTTTTTTGTGCGAATGTTTGATTGTGAGCCAGATGACAAAGTTTTTGGGATACCAGATATGAGTGTAAAAGACTTATTCGATGTAGATGTAAAGCGGATAAAAACAAGCAAAACCATGACTAACATGTATGGGCTAACCGAAATTTATATAGGACTATTATAAAATGGAATCACATGAACAACTGCTTATAAAAGAAGTGCTAATGCGGCGGGATGTAGCTGTGCTGGCTCAGATGCTACGAGTATCAAAAAAAAGTGTATATCGCTGGATCAATGGTGAGTATAAGCCACATATCTCAGCTTATAAACTGCTTCTGGATATCAGAAACAGAGACAGGAATAAACATGATCTATCACAAAAATGACAGCTTTCATCTTGTCGCTGTAATCGTGGTGCTAATGATATTCGGTGTTGGTATGTTTACGGGATGGTTTATCTCGGACTATATCCATGAGACACATAGCTTTTGTGAGGAGAAGAAATAATGTGTGACGCTAGGACGAGAGTGCTTGGCATGGATTTAGGGTATAACACACTGTCAGAAGATGAGCTGCAAAAGGTCGTATCAGGAGAAAGTAAGCTGCATATGAGGGGTGAAGTGCCAGGTTATGCTGCATATTATGGAGCTTATGAAGATAAAACGGGTGATAAACTGCAAAGAGTTATCACTTGGCTGCAAATAGTCTATATGAAAGAAATGAGGAAAAAATGATTGGAAAGTATTGCATCGTTAGAACGTATTCGGCAGGTGTTTTTGCTGGATTTTTAGAAAGCATTGACGGAAAAGTTGGGACTGTTACTTCAGCAAGAAGAATATGGTATTGGGATGGAGCGGCTTCTTTGTCGCAGCTTGCTACCGATGGCACCTCAAAGCCAGAGAATTGCAAATTTCCTTGCGAAGTTGAATCTGTGTTATTGACTGAAATTATCGAAGTTATTCCGTGCACAGATAAAGCAATTGAATCAATCAAAGGTGTTGCGATATGGAAAAAATAAAATCTGGCTATGGCTCTGGCGATGGCTCTGGCTCTGGCTCTGGCTCTGGCTCTGGCTCTGGCTATGGCTATGGCTCTGGCGATGGCGATGGCGATGGCTATGGCTCTGGCGATGGCGATGGCTCTGGCGATGGCTCTGGCGATGGCGATGGCGATGGCTATGGCTAATTATTTAGGGGGGAATATATGAGTAACACAGTGTTTTTAATTGGCGCTATTATCATAAGCGGCTATAGCTCATGGAGAGGTACGTGCTTGCTGCTGCTTGTTGGTATAGTCGCTGATATCGTGTCTAAGCTACCTATAAAGTTTGTAGTTAGGCGCTAAGGGCAGATTTTTAGTCATTAAGATATGACAGAGAATAAACATAAATTTAAATAGGTGGTAAAAATGAGTTTTATTTTATTAAAAAACGAACTAGACAAAACAATGAGTAATTTTAAGGCTCAACATGATGAAAAAACGGAAAAATTAAATGAATCATTAGATTTTAAAATGAATGCAAGCAACGAAAATATTGGTAGGTTATGTTTAGGAGAAAAGGGGATAACTTTAAAACTAAAATCAGCTTATCAAACAACTCAATACATGGCAGCGACAACATATCGTTTCGAAGAAGCTCATTTAAGCGGCGATGAGTTAGATAGATTCATCAATTATATTGATTTAGTAAGGTATGAAAGAGATGCTTATAATGAGTATTTAAAAAATGAAAAAAATAATAGCTAAGGACAGCTATCTTCATAATCGACTTGGATAAAAGCAAAATCCTTGGGCATAACGATGTTGTTAGTCAGGCCGCCGTAGTAAGCGATAAAAAAAGCATCGATCAGACCATTATGCTTGTTTTTAATCGTGCCAAAACTAGGGTTCATTCTGATAAAGCTGGCTCTAGAATGTTCTTTGCCCACGACTCCCTTGGACTTACCGTTAACTTTCCTTTGCCACGCTTGCGGTGATACTAGCTCGTGTGGATATTTTTGCAGAAACATCAAAAGCTGGTAGAAGTAACCGCCAAAGTTAAAGTTATTTTTGGTTCCCCAAACGGACATTCCGTGAACTTTCTCAATATATACATAATACGCTTCTGAGAAGCGAAAGCATGACTTGAGTATGCTGGCATTAAGTACGTTGTCTTCTCTAAAGGGCAGAGTCATCCATCGAACTATCTTAAACTCAAGGTCTATCTCTGCTATGGCTCCATGTTTACCTGGATCGATACCTATCAGCTTCATCGCGAATTTCCTTATTTTGTAATGCCAGCTTACGCTTTCTGTTTATGTCAAAAGCACTGAGGCCAACAAATTGATTGTAGATTTTATAGTCCTTGAGGTGTCCTAACACTAGATGACAATATTTGCAAAGAGTTATTAGATTTGAAGGGTTAAGCTCGCGATCAGGGTCAATGTTAAACGGTATGACGTGATGAACTTCGAGCTTTTCTGTGGACTCGCAAGCTTCGCAGCATTGGTTCTCTTTTAGGTGCTCAGATCTAACGCCTCTCCATTTGGGGCTTCGACCTTGTAGTTTGAATTTTATGTAATTAAGCATTGATCCCCCAAAGGTTCGTTGGCATTGGAAAGATATCGCCACTTTTTTGCTTTGGCATCCCTGGCTCTATCATGATCTTCATCATCGGCATCGAAATTATGGTCAGGCCACGGGTGCATTCAGGGCATTGGTACATTATCGTAAAATCCATACTATCTTTAAATAGAGACAGGGCTTTGTCACAATAAGGGCAAAAACCCGTCAACCAGTATTCTTTAAAATCGCTCATGTCTATACCTCAGATTTTTCAAATGATATAATCATCTTATAAACAATTTGCGGGGGATAGCAATGACGAGAAGCAAAGCATTGACTATTTGTCGTTCGGTTCGGATGAAAACACAGTGGGCAATGGACTTCGACTACTTACATAAGCTTTCAGACGAGCACGTGCGATACTTGGCAGATTTCTGCGATCTTCACTACCACGGATCACCGTCCAGATGTGAAGTCATACAGATTACCACAGGACTGAGAAAAGAGTCATATAGGCGCAACAATAACGCAGAATCAGATGTGTTCACAAAAACAGGAAGGGAGGGCACAGAATTCATAGATAGTACGGTTAATTTAAACGTTGAAGATTATATCATTGAGTTTATTGACAAAAAGTATATATAGAAATTAATATGATATTATCTATATATAATTGGGGTGAATGATGTCTGAAGTAGAAACAAGTGCAAAACCTAAATTGTCTGTAATGCTCAAGGGCATAGCACATCTTCTCATGGCTGGATCATTTCCAGGGTCACATGCTCAACTTGTAGTACAAAGCATTGGACTCATTGAAGTTCTTGCTACAGCAGAAGAAGCTAAAGAAGAAGTTAAGCTTGAAGTTGTTAAAGAATCCGAAGAAGCAATTGAGCAGGAAATAGCGCCAGAGGAGGAGATCAATGTCGAAAGTTGATTTTAGCAAGGGCGGCGGCGCCAAGCCTAAGCTTGACAAACCATCAAGGGTGATCCCAGCGTTTTCAGTTATGCGAGTAGCTGGAGGCTGGGCTTTTGTTCGTCTTGCTGTGGATCAAGACTATAATGTCTTAAGCGCAGAAGTATCTCAGCCAGACACCAAGCCTATTATCACTGAGAGATTCAGAATCGAAGTTGGTAAATATTGGGGTACGCTTGATGAGCAAACTATATAAGCTTCGAGTTACAGATGAGCATGGAGTGATGTCTTTAACCAATGTTGCTCTCATTGCTTCTGTGCTTAAAGCTACTTTGATGCCACACGCAACCTTCGTGGAATTCACGATTGTTGCGGCTTGTTTGGTATCGTATCAATTCAAAAGATGGCTTCAATCTCGACAGACAAACGAGTCTAAATATGAGCAAAGAATTGTCTCTGTAGAGAATGCGCTTAACATGCTTAAGTCGGCTATTACCTTGAAAAGATAGATCAATTAAGTAGGGGAAAAAATGGCTACCAAAAAGAAAGATGGGGCGAGAGGGATGGGCCGACCTAAGGGCTCAATCAATCGAGTTTCACTGGCTCTTAAAGACAGCCTTGAGGAAAAGGGATTTGATATTGTCCAGAAGCTAGTTGACCTTTATAAAAACGGTGACTTTGACGACAAAGACAGAACAAGAATACTCTTTAGGCTTATGGAATATACTCACCCCAAGCTTAAAGAGCGTGAAGTCACTCAAGAAGGTGATCCCGCAGATCCATTAAAGCCAGTACATATAACGCTAGGCGATCTGATTAAGGTCGCAAGAGATGAAGCATAAGATCACGAAGGAACAAGCTAGAGCTTATCTCTGGTCACAGGGCGATCTTCAGTTTAAGCTTTGGAAGCAACAAGAGATCATTTATCACACGATTAGGCAGATGCCAAGGACGGTACAAACTGTAGTAGTGCTATGCGCTAGACAGTTTGGAAAGAGTGTACTTGGGACAATACTTGCAACAGAGGATTGTCTCAGGAATCCAGAGATTGTTGTGATGATAATCGGGCCTACGATCAAGCAGACAAGATCCATCGTTAGGCCAAGGATGAAGCTTATCATAAGAGATTGTCCTGAAGGGCTGATAAGGCCAGTGAAAAGCGAGGATACTTGGTATTTTTCCAACGGGTCAGAGCTTAAGCTTGGTGGGTTTGATACGAATGCAGGGTCAGAGCGTGGAAAGACTCTCTATAAAGTGTACATCGAGGAGATTGTCGATAGTGATCCCGATGGATATCTAGAGTTTTTGCGCTCTGACCTGGGGCCAGCGCTAACACACAGCAAGCATAGCCAGATCATCTATTTGACGACGTTGCCGAAGATCCCTGATCATCCTTTCTGTCTAGAAACTGTGCCGACGGCGCAGGAAAATAACGCTTTCTTTAGGTTCACGATCCACGACAACAAGAAACTTGATAAAGAGCAGTACGACTCTTGCGTGAAGATGTGTGGTGGCGAGCATACAGCAGACTTTAAGAGAGAGTATCTGTGCGAGCAGATCAGAGATTCGACTATAATCCTGTGTCCAGAGTTTGATGACGCAAAGCATGTGATGGATCTGGTATTGCCAGAGTATTGCAGCTTGTGGATAGGAGGTGACGTCGGTGGAATCAGAGATAAGTCAGTATTCCTGCTTATGGCGTATGACTTTCAGCGCAACAAAATATTGGTACTTGATGAGAGAGCGTACAACCCTGATACCGGCTCAGCTGTCATGGTCGCAGGTGCGTCAGACATGGAGCAACAGTATCAGGTTCCAACAAAAATCAAACTCATGGCTAGGTATGTGGATGCGGACGGACAGCTTAGGGTGGATTTTATGCAACAACATAACTATCCAGTTGCACTTCCGAGGAAGGATGAGCTCGAAGCCACTGTCAATCAAGTGCGGGTGGCCGTTGCCAGAGGAGAGGTTGAAATATCACCAAACTGTGCGCTACTCATACGAACACTAAGGTCAGGGACATTCAACAACACACGAACTGACCTTGATCGTACGCAGACCTTAGGCCACATGGATGCTTTCATGGCTCTGGCTTATGGGATCAGGCATGCAATCAAAAATAACCCATATCCGCTTTACAACGGGGTCAATCCTGCGACACACTATATCGATACAAGCAACCCAGAAATGACAAAATCGGCTAAAACATTTTTATCAATCTTTAGGGTATAAATATGAGAGATTTCAATTCTTTTAACGACAAAGTTTATTTTGCAGCAGCTCCCATTGAAGAGATTGGAGACAGGCTTTCGGGCAAAGTATCAGACTACTATCAATATCTGACAAGCTCAGCATTGGTGGATCTGTGGCGACGATCTTATTATAGTTATTATGGTCTGATGGAAGACACAGCATTGACAGGATTCGGGATCTTTGCAATAGGAAGGATCAGAGCTTCTGGTCAAGAGGGTGAAGTTGCAAGCATCAAAATCAATCACTTTAGAAACCTGCTGACTCACATGCTCGTGCTTACCACGAACGAAAAGCAAGCGCTTAAGACAAGAGCAATTAACAGTGACTCGGACTCACTAGCTTCTGCTTACCTGGGCGATGGACTCATTGACTACTACTTCAGGGAAAAGGGTATCGACGTTGAAAACAAAGATGCTGTTGAGACTGCTTTGATCTTCGGTGAGGCTTATGAGCGGCTTGATTGGGATCACTCGCTTGGCAAAGATATCACGGTTAGTCCAGACGGGATGCCGATGAAGGAAGGTGACTTAACTGTCAAAGTCTATACTCCTTTTGATGTTATTAGGGATGTAACCGACGTAACCAACAACCTAAACTGGCATATTTGTCATGACTGTAAGAACAGATTCGATCTGGCCGTGAAGTATCCAGCTGTGGCCGAAGAGATCCTTAACATATCGACAGATATCACAAGCGGCCGTCGCTATGTCGATCCTACTAAGATCATTCCAGCGGCGGGTGTTGGCACCAAGCATACAGACTTGATCGATGTCTATGAGTTTTATCACAAGAAGACGCCAGCTGTGCCTGATGGCCGTTACACGATCTTTTTGCAAGATGGCACTGTGCTTTTCGATGGTCCAATGCCATTCGAGAAGTACCCAATTGTGAGAATTGCAGGAGCTAACATCAAAGGGACTCCTTTCGGCTATTCGATTGGCTTTGATATTCTCGGCATCCAGTCCATGGTTGATAAACTCTACTCTGTAGTGTGTTCCAACCAATTGGCAGCTGGTATGCAGAATTTCTGGCAGCCACCAGGCAACGGTTGTACTCGTATTCAGATGGCCGGTGGTCTCAACCTCATTGAGTCTGTCATCAAACCTGAAGTTCTCGAGATGCTGTCAACACCAGCTGAAATCTTCAGCTTCATCGAAAAGCTTGAGCGGATCATGGAGATGCTTGTTGGTATCAGCTCAGTGAATCGTGGCGAGACTCCAGAAAACCTTAAGTCTGGTACTGCTCTAGCATATGTTGCATCACAAGCAATCACGTTTAGTAGTGGACTCCAGCGCTCTTATGTCAATTTGCAGCAAGATATTGGCACTTGTTTGCTCTATATCTTAAAAGACTTCGTTCCCTTCGAGCGCCAGGCAATCATTGCAGGTCAGTTCAACAGACCAATGCTCACAACCTACACAGGTGACAAGCTGTCTAAGGTCGATAAAGTTGTGGTTGAAGCGACAAGCGCTCTCAGTAAAACACAGGCTGGAAAGAT